GATTTGATATTTTTGCTAGTGCAAGCGATTTTATCTGTTTATATACAGGAGTCATTACATCTTCATCTGTATCATTGTTGTCTACTACGACAAAGTTTTGTCTGAAATACTGACTAAACTTACCAATATTGGACTGTACATCTTTCCAAGACTTAATTACAAGTGATTCTGGTACACTACGACTGCGTCTTTTATTTCTTTCAAGTGCAGTATCTAACGAGGTATTGACGAAAATCATATGAACATCGTAACCAAGTTGTTTTAACCTTGTTGCTTCATCTGAAATCTTTGCATAGTTTTTTCCTGTGCCGTCAATGATAAGACCAAGACGGCCTTCTACATAGTTTGATTTTTGTTTCTGAGTAATATTTTTTGCTTTAGCACGAACAGGGTCACGATCATATTTTTCTTCATCAGGCATTTTTAAGGACAAATTCGCATCTTTCAGATATTTCTCGAATGCTTTATCAGAGTTGACAATCTTTAGACCTAGACCGCCAGTAGTTTGTCTTACAACATAAGACTTACCACTGCCGGGCCCACCAGCAAGAAAGAATGCCTTTAATATATTAGGGTCGTATACGCCCTCTTGTAATTCGTTAAATGAAATCATTTTGTTCCTTTGTCCTTAATCCTGCTACCTAAGCGTAGTGTGTTTTCTTGTTCTGTATGTTTGGTTTTAATTTTTCTACAGTACTCAATAAATATTTATCCGTTTCTGAAATTAGTTCAACTCTCCTATCTCGATTTACAAAGTTTAATTTACGCATTTTTGATTTAGTTTTTTTCTGGGCCATTAAGCGCTCCTAATTAGATTGGGTTAAACATAACATATTTTATATGACTATAGACATCTCCTTTTAGTATGTAAGTTCTCTTATTGCACCTTCTTTGCCAAGAGGTTCTCCAGATTCCGAGCTTGGAGAATAACCTGTTGAAAATGAATCTTTTGCTGCTGTTAAATAAATTTCGTGTTTTTTAGTTGTTTGGTCAAAACTGTGTCTTAATGTAGTAATTAAATAAATACCAGTAAATTGTGGATCGTTTTTGTTTTTATGTGTTTTACCAGCTGTTGGAACTACAATGTTTATCATATCCCCTGCAGCAATTGTAGTGTTACCTGTTATTTTTAAACTAACACTCACACCAGCTCTCAATTCCATAAATTTTGCTTGTCTTTTTAATATTGATTCGTTAATTTTATCTGGTGTATAACGATATGATAAAGTTTCATTTGTGTGTTGTGTGTCATATACACCATCTGTATTTACTGGATGCAAATGTATTCTTGAATCAGAAAAATCTCCTACAGTATTTCCTAAAGTATCAATTGAACCTGTTCCAAAAACTGGATTAGACTGTTCACCCTCAAGTCTAGGAAACTCGTTAAAATTATCAAAATATTTGTATTCTTTAGACGAGTAAGTCTTATTATATATATTATATTCAATAGTTTTAGAACCCAACATTCCACCTTGAATATTAGCTAACATATCATTATTTGAATTTACTTGAAAGTCTATTATTCTTAACATTTCTGTAAGTATTGATGTTTTTTTGCTTCCTTTCTCTAAGGGGCCTAGATCACTAACAGAATATGGGCCATGACTTGTACCTGTCATCATATGTTCTATAGTTTTAAAGTGAATACCTTTAGTATTTTCAAAGAACATAAAATGAGGAGAACCATATTCTTTTGATATAGCTTCAGTTGCAAGAGTAGTTATAAATTTAAAAGGATGAACATTTGGTGAAACAACTTTTCTGATACCCTGAGTTGGTTCAACAAACACATTTTTGTTGGTGTTGATGTATCGTTCGTCTTTTAATACATTAACAACAATATTACTAATATCGTCTGTGTAACTTTTTGACACTCTAGTACGTTTATCTTTTAGTGCTTCTGGTGTAGTAAAACTAAGATTTATAAGTTGAGCATTAGAAGAAGCTTGGAACTTAGCAACTACTTTGTAAATACAAAATGTACTGTCAGTAAAGTCAATTTCTTGACCTTCTAAATTTGGTGTTGAAAGTTTCAATGACATAAATTCTTGACCAATGATTGGGCCATTAGCCGCGATGTTATGAACATCTAAAATGGTGATAGAACCAGATAGTGAAGTTGAAAATATACTTTCATATATGTCAATAGCTTGAACTGAGTTTTTTAAATCTAGAACACTACCAGAACTAGTTTTTATTAACAATTCTTTTACTTCATATTTTCCAGCATAATTAGTTGATGTAGTAACCGACATTAGATGGCTGATTCCTTAATTAAAGCTTCATGTTCTTCTACATATTGTTCTACATATTGAGGGTCTAACAATCTAATCTTTCTAAGTTCATTTTGTACAGACTGTTCATATTCTATATTAGTTACAATAGTTGAATTATTATAAAAGTCTAAGTCACCAGTATATAATGCAGAGTTTGAATATACATTTATCTTGACACTAGTATCGCCTGATGTCTGTGCCTGTTCATAGTGGTGTGTACCATTAGGGTCATCATACTTATCATTCACATACTGTAAAAATTGACTAGTCGCCATAGGCCATTGATGATATCTGTCTGTGATGTTGTTCACTGATAATATTACCCAATGCAACTCTGGGTCATCATACATTTTATCTGCAAGAGCTTCTGGAGTTTCTCCATCTTTTACATCATAGGTATCAAATAACAATGTGTTTGCTTTTGCTTTCTCACGAATACCAGTTCGTCTAAGAATGTTTGTTACAACTTTAAAGTCACCTTGACCAGCTGAATCATATGGAATTTTAGGAAATTTATCAAAATACATATTAGAATCCTTGCTCTGCTTTTTCTCTGGTAACTAAATCTAATTCTTTAAAACTTAAAGTCATTGATGTTTCTACTGGAACTGCATCTGCGTGAGTCTTATATTTATCTCCACCATACTTAACATCCATATTTGTAAGTACACAAGTTCCTATTTTATTCAAATTCATATTTTCCTCACCGAGATGCATATATTGAATGTCAAATGTTGCAGGAGTTGTTAGTTGCATTGAAGCCGCACTTTTTATTTCTGGTAACATATACATTTTAAATGTTTTAATAATATTTTTTGCCATTTCAGCTTCTGCTGCACTTTTTGGCATCATTTTAAATTCGTATGAAAAATCTCTTTTAGGAATACCTTTAAATGCAAGTTCCATTCTAGGTGCTTTGATAAATCCTCTTTGCATTTCAAAGACTGCGTTTGAACCAGCAAAGCCGGGAATTAAATCAATTGCTGATGTACCTGCTTTAACTATTCCATCCCCTACAGCACCTGTTTGGTTGTTGAGTGATTCTTTAGCAGAATCCAAACTTGCGGTGCCAGCTAGAATTGATTGAATTGCTTCTACTCCCATTTTTGAACCTGTGCCTATTTCGGTATCTTGATAGTCTGCACCATATTTTACATCAACACTTGGAGGCATGTACATACAGATAGATACTGGCATCCTTACAGTTGCTTTTCTTTTTATACTAAGAGAATTATCTTTCACTGATGCTTTTTTGGCAGGTTTGTTACCTTCACGATTAGTAATAGCTGCAGTAGCCCCATACGGATCTCTACCTTGTCTATTTCTAGATACAATATCAGACTTTATTCTGCTGAAAAAACCATCGGCTCTTTCGGTTTCAGCCATAGCTTGAGCAATAACCTCGTTTCCTTCTTTGGTGTCTGCAAATGTATATCCACCTTCAAGTTTTTTGCGTGAATCTTGATAATCAATAATTTCATCTGTTTGTTCATTAACAAAAAATTGAATATAATGACCCTGATTACCATTAGCACCAGTAGGGCCTTCCAAATCAAGAGGAAATGTTAAATTTTGAGTACTGTATTTACCTCCGACTGCATTAGCAACATCATTACTAGCACCGCCTTTTTTACCACCTCGTATAGTATCTATGGCTGATTTTTTAAGAATACCAACGGCATTTTTAAAGACTCTGCCTGTTTGAGCTTCTGCAGCCCCACGAACGGCATTATAGATATTTTTTGCCATGTATAAATACTCCTGTGATTATAACTATTTATAAGATAAGTTAATGGCATATAGTGGAAAGTACAATCCAATTAACCCTAAAAAGTATAAGGGTGACCCATCTAAAGTAATATATCGTTCACTTTGGGAACGTAAACTTATGGTGTATTGTGATAATACCAAATCTGTACTAGAATGGGGTAGTGAAGAAGTTGTCATACCCTATGTTTCGCCATGGGATGGAAAAGTACATCGTTACTTTCCTGATTTCTATATGAAAGTTAAACAAGCTAGTGGTAAGACTAAAAAGTTTATTGTTGAAGTCAAACCAAAGTATCAATGTAAACCTCCAGTGTCATCACCAAAACGAAAAACCAAAAAGTGGATGAATGAAGTTAAGACTTGGGTCATTAATGAGGCAAAGTGGAAATCTGCAAATTTCTTCTGTGAGTCAAATGATATGGAATTTAAGATTTTTACTGAAGACCACCTTAACATTAAGTATAAATAGTAGTATGGCAAAGAAAAGCAAATATATTCAAAGTGTCGTAGACGCTGCGAAAGGTAGACCAAAATCTACTGATTGGTATCGTGCAAAAATTAAAGAGTTTGGAGAGCCAGGCGCCATGGATTTAATACGAGATGGAAAGCGTAATAATAGACCTTTCTATGGACGATTGAATATGTTTTTCTATGACCCAAAATACAAAAAGAAGTTACCTTACTATGATACATTTCCTTTGGTATTACCAATAGAAAGATATCCAGATGGATTTCTGGGTATCAACCTACACTATCTACCTATGAAGTTAAGACTTCAACTATTGGATAAATTGGTTGATTATAGTAATAATACTAGTTTTGATGAAAGTACAAGACTTGCAGTTGATTATAGTAAACTTAAAAAGATAAAAATACTTAAACCAACACTTAAACGATATCTTGCTGGACAAGTTAAGTCACAGTTCCGTAGGATAGATGCAGATGAGTTTACAGTTGCAACACTGTTACCTGTGCAGAGATTTAAGAAAGCATCAGCCTCAGAGGTTTATGCAGACAGTAGGAAAATGATCTAATGGCAGTCAACTTTAAAGGCCTTCGAGATGCAGTAGCATTTGGTGCATTAAATGAATTTCTTGCAACTTTCAATAGTGGTGATGGTTATTCAAGACCAAACCGCTATGAAGTTGTGATGAAACCACCCTCTGGTACTTTGGGAAGTAATCAAGTAAGTTTATTTTCTCAACTTATGGGAGAAAAACACACAAACGATAGTAAAGCTGTTTCTCTCAGATGTGAAGCAATAGCATTTCCCGGCCGTAACATGGACACCACACCAGATTCAAATCTGTATGGCCCTGAAAGAGAACTTGTAACTGGTTATAGTTTCCCAGACATCACTGCTACATTTCAATGTTCTTCTGATATGAGAGAAAAGTTATACTTTGAAACATGGCAAGGACTTACATTTAACCAACAAGACTTTTCTCTGGGTTACTATGATGATTATACTGGTGAACTTGATATCGTTGCTTTAGATGAACAAGACAACAGAAGATATGGTGTCAGACTAAGAGAGTGTTTTCCTAAAGCTATTGTTGAACAACCACTTTCATATGCAAATGGTGCTAGTTATCAAACTGTATCAATTACTTTTGCTTATCGTTTTTGGGAAAATATGGAAGATGAAGCAAATCCAGTACACAAACCTCTAGTAAACAGAGTAGCAGAAAATGCTGTAAGTACTGTATCAAGGTCTATTACTGCAAACTTACCAGCAGTACTACGCCGACTATAAAATTAAAATTTAAGGATGAAAAATTATGGCATTACCAAAACTCAATACCCCAACCTATGAATTGGAATTACCCTCAACAGGTGAGATTATAAAATACAGACCATTTCTGGTAAAGGAACAAAAATTATTACTCATAGCTCAAGAATCTGGTGAAGAAAAACAAATTGCAAATGCAATGGGAGAATTAGTTAACTCATGTACCTTTGGTAAAGTTAATACAAAGTCTGCTCCAATGTTTGATATTGAATATTTATTTTTAAAAATTAGAGGAAAATCTGTTGGAGAAAAAGTCAAATTAAATTTGATATGTCCAGACGATGGAAAAACAACAGTTCCATATGAATTAAATCTAGAAAATGTTGAATGTCAAGTACAAGATGACCATTCAAATGAAATTCAAATTAACGAAGACATTAAGATAGTTTTTAGATACCCACTCCTAAATGATTTGCAAAATGTAAAAGCAAGTGCTGGAGATTCTGAAAAAACATTTCATTTTATGGAATGTTGTATTGATTCAATTCACAGCGGTGATGATGTTTTTCAAAGAATAGATATAAAAGATAAGGAACTTTCAAATTTTATTGAACAATTTACAAACGAACAGTTTGAAAAGATAACACAGTTTTTTAACACTATGCCCAAATTGCGTCATGTAGTTAAAGTGACCAATCCAAAGACAAAGAAAAAGAATGAGATTCTTTTGGAGGGTTTGGAAAGTTTTTTAGGGTAGGGCTATCCCACGATAGCCTACATAATTACTATAAAACTAACTTTGCACTGATGCAACACCATAAATATAGTTTAACAGAATTAGATAATATGATGCCGTGGGAAAGAGAAATATACCTTAATTTGTTGATGCAACATATTGAGGAAGAAAACAAGAGAATGAAACAAGAGCAGAGAGGATAAGTGTGATGACTAAAGAAGTAAAAAGTCACCATCCAGCAGATACAAATGGGGATGGTAAAGTATCAGATGAAGAACATGCAATGTTCCTAGAGTTCAAGAGAAAAGAACTTGAGGATAATGATGCAATGAGAGATGCTCAAAGGCAAATGACATGGTTTGCTTTATTTGGATTGTTACTATATCCATTCGCAGTAGTACTTGCATCATTGATAGGATTAGATGAAGCACAAAAAACACTAGGTAGTATGGCTCCAACATATTTTGTTGCTGTTGCTGGTATAGTTGCTGCGTTCTTTGGAACACAAGCATACGCTAAAAACAAATAAGGTAAATCTCAATGGCAGAACCAACCTTTCAAGATGTAATTAATGTAATGACGAAGGAGAATAAAATTTCTGATGCTAAGCAAGCACTTGAACAAAAAAAAGCAGTTGAAGAATTAAAAGACTTAAAAAAACAAAGTGCTGAATTTGAAAAGGCTAGGAAAAAAGACGGCACAAAAGTAAATGATATGCGATCCAAGGCCGCAAAGCTTGAAAAAGATGCACTAGACATTAAAATACAGGAATCAAAAATAAATCTGGAAAAACTTAATGTCGCAAAAACAACAAAAAGTGATGATGTTAAAGCCATAGATGCCCAAAAACAAATGCTTGAAACCATGAAGGAAAGCATTGAAGCTCAAGGTGGTAAGGTTGACGAAAATAAAGAGTACAACAAGGCTGCACTATCTATTCAAATGAAAGAACTTGACCAGAGAAAAAAACTGGCAACGAGCAAGGGTGCTAAAGAAGAAATTGAAAAAGAACGACAAGCAGCACTAAACAAACAAGGTACACTTTTACAAAAAATATCAAGCGGTATTATGGGTTTGAAAGAGAATGCAAAAGAAAAACTTAAAGGTGTTGGTAAGGGTTTTATGGCATTAGTTAAAGGAACACTTTTTGCTGGAGCTTTGATTGCTTTTGGACTTTTCGTACAAAGCCCTATGTTTAAAACTATTATTGATAATTTAGGTGAAATATTAATTGGATTGGGTGTTGTGGTAGGTCTGTTTGCAACATTTAAAATTATAAAGTTTATAGGAGCTATTACAACAGCGCTTAAAGCTATAAAAGCGTTCTATATTGCTCAAAAGCTTGCTCTGACAAAGACATACTTACCTGCTTTGAGTGGGATGGTATCAAGCATGTTGGCTACTGGAAAAACCATGGCGCGTACAGCAGCACAATTTCTTATGATGAAGATTAAAGCTTTAGTAGCTTTTCTGCCTGCTGTGACTGCGATGGCTGCATCCTTTGGAGCCATGATGATTCCACTTTTACCGATTATAGCAATTGTAGCTGGAATTGCTGTAGTTATCTTGGCTCTTAAATCTGCATTTACTGATTTTCAAAAGACTCTGGAAGAAACTGGTAGTGTTGGTGAAGCACTTAAAGTCGGTATAGCTAAATTTATGGGATTTATTCTAGGATTTATACCTGATTTGGTTCTCAAACTAGTCGGTTTTGTTGCTGGTTTATTTGGATTTGATGACTTTAAAGCAAAAGTTGGAAAACTTGATCCTATTCAATTTATAGCTGATGGTATAAAAAGTCTGTTTGATGCGATAGGAAACTTCTTCTCTGATATATTTAACTTTGACTACACAGGTTTTCTGAAGGGAATTCCCGGCGTTGGAAAAGTTTTGAGTTTTCTTGGAATGGGTG